CGACAATTCATTGAATTAAGCTTGGATCACCAAACAAAAATCATGTTATGTTCCTCGCCCGCTGGAACTGGGAAGACAATACTGGCCCTTTATTGCTCCCTCAATCTTCTTTTGGAGGGAAAAGTTGATAAAATTTTGTATATCAGAAATCCAATCGAGGCTGCTCGCAGCATTGGCTACCTAAAGGGAAAGCTTGATGAAAAATTGGAACCATTTATCCTTCCCGCCATTGACAACTTAAACAAGTTGCTTGATGAACATAGTTTGAAAATATTGGAAAAAAACAAGGCTCTGGAGTCCATTCCCCTTGGTTTTGTAAAGGGGCGGACCTTTGATAGATGCGCAATCATCATGGATGAGGCCGAAGATCTTGACACTCAAGAGTTTAGACTTATCATGACAAGGCTTGGCCGGGGCTCCAAAATGTTCTTAATTGGTGATGATGTTCAGTCCAATGTGAGAAACGGCGGCTTTAAAGATGTAATTAACTTATTTGACAATTCAAGAGCCCGTCACAAAGGCATCCATACTTTTGAATTTACCGAAGAGGATATTATGAGAAATGACCTTATTCAGTATATTGTTGGTGAATTTAGGCGCGATAGAATAGTCTAATTTTCTCGTTCCTAACATCTTAACTTGCAATTGAAGACCTATCTAGGTGTAAAACCTATTTAGGTTTTTTTGTTTTTACCTCTATAATAAGAACAGATAGAAGAAAGTTATGCCAAGTATATATTGTTTTAGCTGTGGGACTAAGCTGGATTATACCATGTATAGACCAACAGAATGCTCCAATTGCCATCAATCCCCAACGGTTTCACCAGCCTTTGCGCATAAAATTGATAAAAAAAATAACAAAAAAGTTCCAGCGCGCGCCAGATATGATGAGCAGGAGGATGATTATGAAGATGAGGAGATTCTTGATACTGATCTGCCAGCAAAACTTGACTTTAAATTAAACATTCAACAGCCGATTGGGCGCCAAACAATTGGAAGCGTTGTCGAAAATGAGTTGGCCTCCAACCCAAAGGGCAAAAGGAAAAAAACATCAAGGCGCAAAAAAGTTCCAGGAAGAGGGGATAATGGCCAAAGTCTTGACCAGATTATGTCGCGGGGCAAAAGATCCGGTGGTTCCAAAACAGTCGGCGGCGACTAATCTTTTCGTTTAAAAACATTTTTATGACATTTGAAGAGGCCATTCCCATTATTGATGAGCAGCTAAAAAGACAGCAGAAAAAGTGGAAACTTAAAGCAACCCCATGGATGGATTATGATGATGTAAGTCAATTAATCAGGCTTCACATTTACAAAAAGTGGGACAAATACGATCAAAGCCAGCCACTTGCTCCCTGGGTTTCTCGTGTAATTAGTCATCAAATTTGGAATATGCTAAGAAACCACTATGGAAATGTTGTTTCACCCTGTAGTGGATGCGCTTCAAAGCTGCAAAACAATGGCTGTGAAATTTATGGCGAGGTTGGACTTCAATGTCCAATGTATAAAAATTGGTTTTACAACAAAAAGGCAAAATATGACATAAAATTGCCAGTGCCCTTGGAAACACACCAGGGTGAGGTTTATGACATGTTTGAGGAGGGAATGATTGACTCTTTCAATATTGAGAAGTTTCATGAAAGGATGCGCCAATCCTTGAAATTGCGTGAATGGGAAATTTATGAATTGCTTTATTTATCCAAGGGGGGCTGTGAAAAAAGCCTTGGTGTTCAATATCGCCAAATACAAAGTTTGAAAAAGAAGTTTTATGCCATTGCCAAGGAAATAATCAATGAGCAAAATCAATAAAGACGCGCCCGAAAAAGTTACCAAAGAGCACCTGGATAGGGCCATCACATATTATAAAGAGCACAAAAATGACAAGACGCCAGTCAAGGCAAAAGACATTATAGAGTGCGCCTCCCAGGTTGAGGGTCTTGATGCAAGGTCAGCCTTTGGGAAAGAACTTCTTCTAATGATGGAGGAGTTTGATATATTTCTTCCAAAAGCTCACCAATACATTCCCAAAAATACAGTCAAGTTAACCGAGAACCAGGAGGATTTCATTAGGAATAATGCTTCCAAAATGAAATGGTTTGATTGCGCGCGCACTCTTTTTGATGATGTTGAAAATTTAACACAGTCAAGCAATGAAGCCAAGGCGGTAAAGGCGTTCTATAACACTCTTCCAGAAAGCCTTAAACTTTCACAAACCCACCAGGATAGTGATACAAGATATCACCCCCCAAAAACCCTTGACAGGGTTATCTCAAGGGTCAATCAGTATATCCTTCATGGTATTAACAAAGAAAAAATTACAAATGCCCAAAAAAATGACTGTAATGCCTTAATTGGCTATCTAAACAATCACCGTTTCACAAAGCAGATTAATCAATACGATAAGATTGATGAGCGTGAAAGTTTTGAAGATGCTTTTATTCGCTATACTTATGACAAATCTGATTTAAGTCAGGAAGAAATTGACCAATATATCCTTCTTGCATCCGAGGTTGTTTCGGGCTTTAAAAACCAGCGCGTTATAAATCTTTTGCAAATGTCCCTTGAGGAAGAGGCGACAAGACATGCGGATGGCGATGATGACAGGGGGACCCTGAGTATTAAATTGGCAGAGCAGATTAAGGCGGCTCAGGAAGAGCACAACAAATGTGTCGCAAGACAGGGAAAACTAATTTCAGACCTTCAGGGCAAAAGATCCGATAGAATAAAAAACAGACTCAATACATCCGGCTCCTTCTTGAATGTAATTGATGCCTGGAAGCAGGAAGAAACAAGAAAGAAAATGCTCAAATTTGCCGAAAGGCGTCGTGAAGCATTGGCGCAACAAATTGATGAGTTTGAAACAATGGATGAAATGAAGGCTGAATTCTTTGGAATTACCAGAGAGGAACTTCTTGAAGAATAGAGCTATGGACAAAAGGGAAATATTGACTTGTAAATTGTGCAATCAGTCATTTGATGAATTATCAGAACTTGACTCACACATAAAGCTGCACAAAATTAAAAAAGAATCTTACTATAGAAAGTATTATCCCAGGAATGATTTATTTACGGGTGATCCCATTAGCTTCACAAATAGCGAGTTTTATTTAACATCTCTATTCAATAACAAAAACAGCTTAAAAGCCTACTTTAAAAACAATAACAGCGCCGAAAATACCTCAATATGCCTCAGGTTAATCAAGGCAAGAATGAATTTTAAGAAGCTAAACTATATTCCATGCCAGGTTGAGGCAAGGTCTTTGGTTTTGCCAGCCGTTTCAACAATGTTGGGACTTTTTGATTATGAGGAGAAACTTATTGATTTCGGACTAAAGAAAAAATTAAAGTATGATGGTTTTGATATAAAAAAATTTCCAGTTGGGGTGCCTGAAAGTATCGTCATTGACACAAGGGAGAAAAAGCCCCTAACCCTGAAAACGCAAACAGAGACCATAAAACTTGACCACGGGGATTATGCAACATCAACAGATTCAAAGTTTTGCATAGAAAGAAAGTCATTGACGGATCTTGTTTCAACAATCAGCGGGGGCTATGATCGTTTTCTCAGGGAGTTGGATGGCGCTAAAAAGGAAAAAAAGAAAATTGTTGTTCTTGTCGAGGATAAGATTACAAATTGTCTCGCTTTTAATAAAATCCCCTATTATGCCAGAATGATAAAAGCCCAACCATCGTTTATTTTCCATCGAATCAGGCATATTCTTCAAAATTACAAAGATGTTCAATTTTTGTTTGTTGATGGAAGAAAAGAGGCCGCGCGCTTTGTCTAGTTTCTTCTTGTTTATGGAAATAAAGTCGCCAAGTATGATCTTCAATATTTGTATGACACCAAGCAATTGAGATTGATTTAATCTTATGATTTATATTCCAGAAAAGTATAGAAAAAAAGACATAATTCCTATCCATAAGGATTTGGAAGCCCTAAAAGGGGAGTTGGAAGATAGGCAAGCTAGAATTACTTTGGCTAAGTATTTAAGATCAAATTTGGACGTGGCTTCCGAACTCTTGCTTGGTATAAAATTAGAACCATTTCAGTATTTGACAATTAAAGCCCTGTTTCAAAGAACGTTTGGGTTAAATGTTTGGGGTCGTTCAGTTTCCAAATCTTTTACGGCAAGAATTTTTGCAATTTTGTATCTTTTGTTTGTTCCGGGATCAAAAGTTATTCTCACCGGGCCAACCTTTAGAACAGCAAAAATCATGTTCAATGAAATTACCAAATTGGTAAGATCACCAGATGCAAAGTTATTACATGATGTATTTGACTTAAAAAACAAAAAGGAGCGCAATGAAATGCACACTTGGACAATTCCAATTGGCAATGATATTAGCGAACTTATTGCCATTCCCCTTAGTGGTGAAAAAATTCGTGGTTTGCGCGCCAATATTCTTATTATTGATGAGTTTTTGTTAATGCCGCGTGATTTGGTTAAGAGGGTTTTGATTCCATTCATTCTTTCCCCGCAAGACTTGAAAGAACGTCAAAAAATCATTGCCCAAGAAGATATTTTAATAAAAGCCGGAAGAATGCGACAAAACGAAAGAACCAAGTTTGAAACAACGGCAAAACTCATTGGGCTTTCTTCAGCGAGCTATCAATTTGAATTCTTGTATGAAATTTATCAAGAATGGGTTAATGAAATTTATAAAGATGAAAAGCCGGAAGATGTAAAGGCCAAGTATTTTGTTTCCAGAATGAGCTATCAAGCGGCCCCACCACATATGTTGGAGCATGATATCATTGAGGATCAAAAAAGAGATCAGGGCGCTCCATGGTTTCAGCGTGAATATGAGGCGATATTTTTGGATGATTCTGATAGTTACTTTTCAGCCAAAGTAATGCATAAATGCACCTTTCCTCTTGGTGAAAACCCAACCCTTTCTTTATTTGGAGATCCCCAATCTGAATATATTATTTCAATTGATCCAAGTTATAGTGACGCCGAAAATGCGGATCATTTTGCCATGAGCGTCATAAAGGTTACAAAAGAAATGGCTGTTTATGTTCACGGCTATGGTGAAGCGGCGGCAAAGCTAAATGGTTACGCGCGCTATTTGCGCTATCTTATTAATGCTTACAATGTTAAGGCTATTTTTATTGATAATGGCGGTGCCGATGCTTTCATTAATGGTTGCAATGAGTCTGAGTATTTTCGTGATAAAAAGTTGGAAATTGTTGACTTTGTTAGTCACAAGACTGGAATGGATTATGTTGAGGAGCTAAAAAAGGCAAAACAACAAATGTGTTCAACCTTAAATAAGGAAAAAATCTTTGTAATCAAAAGGCTTTTTACCTCATTAACCATTAGGGAAATGAATGAATACATGCAAAAAAGTTTTTCACATCGCAAAATGTGTTTTGGCTCAAAAATTAATGGCAATGATGATGCAATTCAAAAATATACCACGGGTGACAGGGTTTCGAGTCATTTTAATTTGATTCATTTTTTGGACAATGACAAAGGGGCAAAGAGGGAACGGTTGATAGATTTGATAGACAGACAGGATATGATGCTTGATCTTACCATTAAGGAGTGTTCCCTTGTTGAGGTAAGTCAAACCCCGGCTGGAAATCAAACCTTTGATCTTCCAAGCAAATTCAAGAGGGATGATTCAATCAATCGGGTAAGAAAGGATAATTACACTTCTCTTATGCTGGGTTGTTGGGGCGCAAGAGTCTATAATGAGATAATGAACACTGAGGAAGAGTCCAAAATTAAAACATTTAAGCCATTTATACTCAATTCATAGTCCGGGTGGGGGTGTAAAATATAGAAAGATCTTTTAAAACAAAATAAGGAATAAGGATGGCGGCTAGAAAACAAAGTAATTCGCACGCAAAAAAAGAGGTTCCAAAGATGCAAAGCATTGGTTATGCGTCACTTGGGAATGACGCAGACATTGATTATGCCAAGGCATCAGCAGGGTCACAAACCACAAGAACGCGCAGAAATAGGGCCGCAACTATTGAGCGTTCGGATAAATACAAAAACATTAAAGAGGGGATTATTCCCTTTAAGCGTTCAAACAGTAATTATTCCTCTGGAACCTCCATTGATCTTTCTGAAGCTATAGAACTTTGTCAGAGGGCATATTACAATGTTTCTGTTTTTCGAAATACCATTGATTTAATGGCCGAATTTTCTTCTGATGAGATTTATCTTACTGGCGGAACTAAAAAGTCCAAGGATTTTATCAATGCCTGGCTTAAAAAGATTAATATTTGGGACTTGCAAGATCAATTTTTCCGAGAGTATTACAGATCTGGCAATGTATTTTTGTTTAGATATGACACAGAATTACTAAAAAGCGACATCCTTAAGATCGTCAATGTATTTGGTTCAAAAGAAGCAAAGGCCGCCACAGAACTTTCCATTCCATCAAAATATGTTATTTTAAATCCAGTTGATGTTGAAGTTGATGATAGTGTGAGTTTTGCTGATGGAAAATTTCATAAAAGATTGACCGACTATGAGGTAATGGTTCTCAAAAATCATAGAAAAGACTATGAGGAGGCAATGGATGTCTATAACAGTCTTCCAAAAGAGATCCAAGACAAAATTGACAAACACAAAGGCGGTGAATTAATTAGAATTGAATTGCCCCCGGAAAAGGTCAAGGCTGTGTTTTATAAGAAGCAAGACTATGAGCCTTTTGCCATTCCCATGGGTTTTCCAGTGCTTGAGGATATTAATTGGAAAATGGAACTCAAAAAGGTTGACATGGCAATTAGCCGCACTGTCCAACAAGCCATTCTCCTTGTCACTATTGGGAATGACGAAATTGGTGTGAACCAAGACCATATTTCGGCGCTTCAATCTATTTTTCTAAATGAATCTGTTGGCCGAGTTTTGGTTTCTGATTATACAACCGAGGCGCAATTCGTAATTCCAGAAATTGCTTCCATCCTTGATCCCAAAAAGTATGAAATTGTTGATAGGGACATTAAACTTGGTCTTAACAACATCATTATTGGCGAGGAAAAATTCAGTTCAACAACCGTAAAAGCGCAAATTTTTATTGAAAGGTTGAGACAGGCGAGGGAAGCATTCTTGAATAATTTTCTCATTCCAGAAATCAAAAGACTTTCCAAAGTGATGGGTTTTAAGACATTCCCAACTCCAAAATTTGTTGAAATAAGATTAAGTGATGATCGTGACCTTGTTAGATCAATTGTAAGACTTATTGAACTTGGAATCTTGACAGCGGAGGAGGGTATTGAGGCCATTGAAACAGGAAGACTTCCTAGCAATGAAGAGTCCCTTGAGTCACAACAGCAATATAAATCCCTAAGAGACAAGGGTTTGTATGAACCAATGATTGGCGGCAAAAAAGATGATGTCGGACGGCCTGGAGGAACAAAAGAAGGGGGACGTGACAAAAGTGGAAACAAACAAACACCAGCGGGAGGATCAGTTGAGGATTTTTATAGCATTTCCAAAATTAAAGCCGCATTTGGGGAGTATGTCAAATGTGGAAATTCGACAGCCAAGTTTTACAAAAAGGCGAACAAAAAGAAGACTCTTTCCGATCAAGACAGATTGAATATTGAGTCAATTTCTTCCATCATAATGGTCAATGAAACATCTGACAAATGGGCGGATGAAAAAGTAATTGAAAAGTATGTAAAAGCCCCGACTGATAAAAACCTTGAGATGGTCAGACAGGTTGAGGAAATAGCGGCATATCACCAATTGGAACCACACTTGGCGGCAATTCTTAATGCGAGTATCCTAGAAGATAATGAGAAGCCGAATAATCTATAATTCAGAGGGGCTTTATGTGGGGCCTTCCCCATCCTCTGGATTTCATTTTATGTCCTATGATGGTCAATTAAATGACATTGACTATGATACGGTTTATACAAAAAACCAAGGACTTGATTATTATGGGCGCGGCGATGCATTTGACTCAAGTTTTTATGAATTTTATACGCCAAAAGGAGCGGGCGCTGTTGTTTACAGCCAACAAATAAAAGACAAAAACATCCTAAACTACAAAAGAAACAAGAACCTAATTAAGAAGTTGGACAGAATCCAATCCATCTCTTATGACATACAGGTTTCTAGAACAAATCCATCCCAGCTAAACAAAAAAGGCACTATTGGAGAGGTGATTATAGAGCCCCCGGTTGTTTCTCTTGACTTTGAATATTTGATTAATGGTATTAGAAATGAGCACAGGCTTGGCTTTAATGTCAATTATCCAATGTTTTTCTATCCATTTAATGGGCATCCATATTACTCTGGAAATCAGGTATTTTTGTTTTCCGGGATGACATCAAAGGTCTTGAGGCATGAGCCCCAGCATGAAAGAGGGGAAAACTATTCCATTACAAAATTCTCATCAACATCATCACCAACCGCAACCGGTATAAGTTGGCAACAATCAGTTCCAATTCCAATTGATTATAATGACCAGGATGAAAGAGCCGCCAGGTATTGCATTCCAGATAACGCGCCCCAATATCCTTTCGCTTATACAGATACCCATAATTTCTTTGTCAATATTTCACCAAACGGGGTTGATGAAAAATCAGGTGTTGTTTTTGAGGAGGATTTGGAGCATCCATTTTATAAAAGTATGTTTCAGCATTCCGAGGCTGGCTCGAATGAAGTGTTGGCCATAGGTGATTGTCGTTTACAGAGTTATAGTTGCGGGGCAGCCGTTGGCGACTTTCCAAAGGCAAGACTCACATATCTTGGAAGCAATATCTCATACCATTCATCGGCAAGCGGGGAAAATATCCCGGCTGTTTTTCCAAAAGACGGTGAATTAATGACTGGTAAGTTTGTAATCCCCGAGTCCTTTGAAGATGGGGGTGTTGCGGCGCTAAGGCCGGGCGATATAACTTTGGATCTTGAAGCTTCCTATCTTGGCCATGAAATTACTGGAATTAACATTGATTCTTATAGCTTTTCCATTGGTTTTGAAAGAAATGTGTTGAGAAATTTGGGCTATGCAAGACCAATTGATCTTCCAATTAATTTCCCAATCTATTGTCAGGGTTCTTTTAGTATTTTGGCAAGCGACTATTCAACAGGGAGCTATGTTGATTTAATTAGGGAGGATAGTTTAATTAATTTGTCAATAAATGTTGCAGCCCCCGAATGCAACAGGGGATTGGACGCTCTAAAGAAGGGAGTCTTTTACCCCGGGATACCAACTGGAAGCACCTATAACATTCTAAACTATACGGTAAAAAAGGCAAGGGTTACACAAATTGCGCATAGATCCTCAATAGGACAAAATAAAAAGATGGATGTTTCTTTTAGTGTTGAAATGACACCTGAGGATTTAACAAAGGGATTTTTTATAAGCGGGGTTAATAATAGTGAGAGATATTTTGATTATCTTGCGTGTGAGAATGTTGGTGGAACCGAAAGCGGGGATGGATTGTTTTTGGTAACTGAAGACTGGCAGCCTTTAATTGCTGGATGGACGGATGTGTAAATAATAACAAGGAATAAGGATATGGCAGCGCCAAGCGGAACACCAATAAGAGTTTCAGATTTAATTGAGGTAACTGATTTAATGTCAGGTTGGATAGTTCCCATTTTGGGAAGTGGCAACTTGTATAAGATGACCCTTGATACTTTCGCAAGGTTTCACAACAATCAGTATTATTTAGGAAATAACGCGGACCCATTAGCCACCGATGAGTTTGGCAATGTATATGGAAGGTATCATTTCACAACCAATAACGAGATGATATCGGGTGATCCATTGGCCTTTTTTAGACTTGAACAAACACAATTTACGATTTCAAAGAGTGGAAGCAATAGCCCAACACCATTTTTGGGCCTTAATTTATTCACGGGAGTTGATTATCCTGCCAATTTGGTATTTGAAAATAAAGCTGGTGTTGATAATTCATATTCTTTTATTGGAAGCAAGGGGACTGGCGATAGAATAGGTTCCCATATAAACTTTATACAAACCGGTTATGATGAGGCATCTGCTGGAATTGGGTTTTTTACAAGAACGCCCAATGCCACAAATACAAAGATGATGATGCTTTTGAGTGATCTCGGCTATCTTGGGATCGGAAATGATTCTAACCCTGATTCAGCAATACATATCCAAGGAACTGGAAATACAGCCGCAACAAGACTCAGAATAGAAAATAATGCAAATGCACGCCTTTCAATAATTCCCAATTCTGACAATAATAATGCAACCTGGAAAATAACAGCCGGACCTGATGAACCAATTGTTCTTGGCTTTGATGGTGGGTATGATGCAATTAAACTTGAAGGTTTCAATAAGCATGTCGGTTTTAACACTGATAATGTTGCCGTTAGCGGCTATCAGTTTAACGGTGAAATGTTGGTTACTGGTAATTTAATGGTCCAAAATAGTGGTATCTCTATTGGCCAAAATTGGTTTAGGCCCCAGGCGAAACTACACATTACGGGAGACAGCAGTGATACCGAAGGTATTTTGATTCAAAGCAGAAAAGATGCCTTTATAAAACTATTTGCTGATACTGATAATTCATTTGAGGATGACAATCCCTATATTTTAATGACTCAGGATGGTGGGTTGGTGTCTGGTGTTATTGGGCTGGGTGCCGATAATAATGCCGGGCCTCTTTCTCCAATAAGCGGTGTTAGACGCGATTCTTTAGTTATAGGAAGCCGTGTAAAAGCTGGTTTTCTTGGCGGAATCCAATTTGTTACAGAAAATGATGTAAGAATGACAATTACATCTGGTGGGGCTATCGGAGTTGGCGGCCCCCTAGCCGCGCCATCCGGTGTTTTTCATATTACTGGCAATGGATTTTTTATTGACTATGACAATCTCCCATCTTCGGACCCCGGCTTCAAGGGGCAGGTCTATAGGGATGGAAGTGATTTCCTAAAGATTAGCGCGGGCTAAGAATTCTGTTTTTGCGCTTGTTTCTTTTCAATTGATCTTAGGGAACTAAGAATATTAAAAACATCTTCTTTGTTAATGTCTGTGACTTTTTGCCAATTTTCGGGATTGGTGTATGATTTCTTGGAATTGATGCACTTCTCCTTTAACTGTTCCATGGTGAGGCCAACCTTTTGCATTTTGGCTTTTACCGTTTCATAAACCATGTCATTTTCGATTTTGGCTGGGGCTCCTTGGTCTTGTTTTTTGTCATTTTTATCAAATAGCTCCTCATGTGAAACAATGTCAATGCCAAGTGCTGATCTTACATTTCTGCAAAATGATCTATTTTCCGCGCACTCCGCATAGTAGTCGGCCATAAATGAATTTGTATTGTCCCTATGGGCACTTGACATGGCGGATGTTACAATGGGGCGCCCCTCTGTTTCATAATTTGGTATCCACTCAATTTCACAAACAGAACAGACATAATTGGAAGATGGTGTATTGACATGCGGAAACTTTACGGATTTATAGCCACGGATTCTGGCAAGTTCTTTAAGACCGCCCAGACTAATTACCAATTGGTTGTCATTTAATTTGTCAATGTCAGTTTCACCCTTGGCTCTGTCTTTATTTGGGTAAAGGTATTTCTTATCCACCATGGCTCGCCAATCAATGAAACCATTTTCTTTGTATTTGTATTCCTGACCCTCAATAAGACCAAATTCATTTCTTTTCAAGACTTTGGGTGGAACTGTTTGGGAGTTTGAAGTGGCAGCAATGACCTTTGTGGCCTTGGCCAAATCTTCCAAATTCGGAATTGTTTCTTCTTTTGTTGTCGGATCTGGGGGCAATGTTTGATTTTCTGCTGTTACATTTTGAACATCTTTGGTGTTCTGGATTTCAGATTGTTCGTTTTCCGCTTCCGGGGCTATTTTTTTCTTTCTTGGCATAATATTTTTCTTCTCTCTATTCTTTCTTTTCTCTAATTTTATTTAGTAATATATTCTGTTTTATTGGGAAAGTCAAGGTTTAATTTGACAAGATCCGCCGCAACAATTGGGCCTTTCCGGCATTTCGTCAAACAATCTTTTTGTTTTTTCGTTTTTAAAGTAATTATACCATCCGTCCAATACCCTTACATTTGCGACTCTTGATTGCCACAACGTGTTAAAGAGCCACCGATCTTCTTTTGGAAGGTCATTGAATGACTTTTCTAGCATTTCGATATGTTCTAGCGATTCAATTTCCAAGAATTCTGTTGTGGCGTAGTGGAATGTGTCGCAACAGTTTATCAGGGCCTTATCACAAGTTAAAAAATCTTCGAGAGTATAACATAAGTTATTCTCTTCTTTCTCATGTACAAAATATCCATCCTTGATCAAATTTACAGAAACCTCATCTATTTCTTCATCATCACCAGCGTCGGGTTTTTCTATTCTGGCGTATATTTCATAGAACCGTCTCAATGCTTTTTCTGTTAACTTATTCATAATCTAATATTCTTTAATATATGGGAAATAACATCAACTGTCCAGCCATTTCCAATTAGTTTCTTTGCTTTATTCATTAACTGTTAAAACACAATCATTCTTGGATGATCGTGTGGATGATTTGGAACATTAATCAGTATATTAAACTCTGTTTTGGGCTCATTAGACCTGGCAAGTCCTGGAAGGTTTCCAGATAATGCCATTTCTTTAACTTCGTCCCAAATTTCATTCAATTCTTTTTCACTTGAAACATATTCACCGCATGTGTAATATTTTCCAGACTTTTTGAAGTATGTTAGGTTTACTGTATAACTGTTCATAATTTGTTATTTGATTTCACTCTTCTCAATGATATAAGAATAGCTAATTTCCCTCCAAAAATCAACACTATCAACAACTTTTTTCCACTCTCCGGGATTATCCACAGGATCATTATTTGACCATCCATTCAATCCATAGTATCTCTTTCCACCAGCGGATAAAATTTTGCAAGTCTTGTAATATAACTTGTCAACATTCACACCCTTGAATTCACTGGCCTCCTTGTAATCAAATGCCTTTTCAAACTCAACAACCCCCACGTCCATAAAATCAAGTCTGATTGCCTCATTTCCCTTCTCGGGCATCATGCATGTGAGTTTAAATGGAATTCCTGTTGTATTTATTTGTTTTGCAAACTCAACATCATAATCCTTTCTAAACCTATAGTCAATAATCTTTACTCTATCGGCGTGTTGCCTCACAATATTAAGGTCAAAGGGCCTGTCTGTAATGATGTAGTTGTGCTTATGGTTTGCAATTTGGTTATTAAGGACCTCTTGATTGAATTTGTAGTCCATTCTAATTACAATGGGGGCGTTTTCGCTTTCTGGCCTGATTGGATTGTCTGGCACTAATTCAATATGCTTTTGATTAAAATTGCCGCCAATATAAATTGTTTTGTGCGGCTTTACATATTCAACGCCCAATAATTGAAAAACAGCCGCCGCTATGTCTTCCGGCTTGATTTTATCAATGATTCTTTCTGGATCTTCCAGGGAATAGTTTGGCTTTCCAGTCCCGGAATATGAGGTGATTGCAATAAAGTCCTCATCCTTGCTCCAGTATGGACCCACACATTTTACATAATTATTTG